TTGAAAAACGCATCAAAACAAGAGATTTGCAACTGCAAACATGAAATTAAGTTGGTGCCTATGGGTCACAACCCCCCACAGCCCCCCGGCTCGGACACGGCAATTAGCCAAGGCGCGGCCAGACCTATGCACGGTGAGTCCGTATTGCACATGTATCTCTTTGAGCGCCTGCCAAAGCTCATCAATGAGCATGGCAAAAAATTAGCCTTGGCAGCGCCCAGGGGCGAGGCCAAAAGCACCATCTGTTCGCAGATTTTTGTCTTATGGTGCGTTGTCCACAATTTAGTTCACTACGTCCCCATCATACAGGACGCCTATGAGCAGGCGGCACAGATGCTGGAAGCAATCAAGGTTGAGTTGGAGGCCAACCCCAGGTTAAAAAGGGACTTCCCAGACGCCTGTGGTCAGGGGCGTGTGTGGAACGCAGGCGTGGCGCTCACGGCCAATGACATTAAACTACAGGCGCTCGGCAGCGGCAAGAGGCTTCGCGGCCTCCGGCATGGCCCATACAGGCCAGACCTAGTCGTGCTCGACGACATAGAGAACGATGAGAATGTGGCGTCGCCGGAGCAAAGAGACAAATTGGAACGCTGGCTGACAAAGGCGGTGTTGAAACTAGGCCCGCCGGACGGGTCGCTGACAGTGCTGTATATAGGCACGATATTGCACTATGACAGCGTGCTTGCGCGGACACTCAAAAAACCAACGTGGGAGAGCCGGACGTTCAAAGCCGTCATAGAGTGGCCCCACCGCATGGATCTGTGGGACGTGTGGGGGGAGATACTCCACAATGGACAATTGACAATGGACAATGGACAATGCGAAAAAGACGCGGCCAAAGGAACGCTTGCGAAGCCGTATCCGCAGCAAGGCCGCGCCGCCATTGTCAATTGTCAATTGTCAATTGTCAATTCGATGGGCGAAGACGCCGCCCATGCTTTTTATGTCGCCAACAAGGCCGAAATGGACAGGGGGGCTGTTGTTAGCTGGCCTGACAAGCGGCCTCTCTACAGGTTGATGTTGGAAAGATACACTGACCGCGCAGCTTTTGACAGCGAATACCAGAATGATCCTATAAACAGTGAGGATGCGCCATTCTCTGACATTGCCATGTGGATTAAAGACGATCCCGAGTGGGTTTTCTTTGGCGCTGTCGATCCAAGCCTTGGCAAAAGCGGCAAGGGACGCGACCCGTCGGCGATATTGGTCGGCGGCCTGAACAGGGCTACCGGAGTTCTTGATATAGTCGAGGCCAAGATCGCCAAAAGGTTGCCGGATCGCATTATAGAGGAGGTGATTGCGCTGCAAAGCCGGTATAAGTGTCTGACGTGGGCGATTGAAGCAGTCCAATACCAGGAGTTTTTACGGACTGAGCTTGTAAAACGAGGCGCGGCGCGGGGAATACCTATACCGGCTGTGCCTGTGACGCCCCACAGGGACAAGACACTGCGCATAGAGTCACTACAGCCGCACATACTCAACGGCCTAATCAGGTTACACCCAAGTCAGACAATGCTATTGCAACAGCTTCGCCACTGGCCTAAGGGAGATCACGACGATGGGCCGGACTGTCTGGAGATGCTCTGGACGCTGGCAATCAGTCAGTGCGTGGCATACAGGTATGAGCGTGTGGGCAGGAGAGCGGCTTTCAGGCGATCACGACATGGAGAGGATGATGATTAGCGGGCAGGCAGCTACACCAGTGGACAGTTGACAGTTGACAGTTGATGATGCGGGGCTTCACCCCGCGTTAAATCACATAAAGCGGCGCAACGCGCCGCCTCCACAACTGTCAACTGTCAACTGTCAATTGTCAATTACTTGAAAGGCAGACAACTATGACAAGGCTATACGATGCTTACGGCAATCCGGTTGATACCAGGCTGCTGAAACAGGAGCTTGCCGCGCCCGGCCTTGGGAGTGTGAGGCAGGTCATAAGCGATCACCCAAGCTCGGACATCACGCCAAAGCGTTTGGCGAACTTGCTGAGGGCTTCGGAGTGTGGTGACGCCAAAGCGTATCTAGAGCTGGCTGAGGACATGGAGGTCAAGTATCTCCACTATGCCGCGCAGTTGAGGACGCGCAAATTGGCCTGCGCGGGGTTGGATGTGGTTGTAAAGGCCGCCGGTGACTCCAAGGAGGCACAGGAGGACGCTGACCTAGTCCGTATGGCTCTGGATGGTCTGGACGTGTCTGAGGTCATCCTGGACGCGCTGGACGGCCTTGGCAAGGGCTACAGCGTTCTGGAGATCATCTGGAACACCCAGGGCAAGTGGCTGCCGGGTGAGATCAAATGGCGTGACCCGCGCTGGTTTAGATATGACATTGCGGACGGGACGACACTCTTGATGCTGGATGGCGGCCTGGGTGTGCCGCTGGCTCCGTATAAGTTCATTTACCATAGGCCCAGACTGAAATCCGGCCTACCCATCAGGGGCGGTCTGGCAATCGCCGCGGCGTGGTCGTTTCTATTCTCAAATTATGTGCTTAAAGACTGGGTTAGTTTCTGCGAGGTCTTTGGCCAGCCCATCCGCGTGGGCAAGTTCCCGGCGGGAGCCTCCGAGGAGAATATCAGCGTATTAAAGTATGCGGTAAACAACATCGGCACCGACTGCTCTGCTGTGATCCCCGCGGAAATGATGATCGAATTTGTCGAGGCCGCCACAAAGAACGCCACGGGCGAGCTATATGAGAGGCTGTCGAGGTATCTGGATGAGCGCGTGACTGTTGCGATTCTGGGTCAGACGCTGACAAGCGGCCAGACGCATGGAGGTGGCGGCAGTCTGGCTCTGGGACGTGTCCATGAGGCCGTGAGGTATGACCTACTGGAGGCCGATGCCCGCCAGTTATCGGCGACACTGAGCCAGCAGTTAGCCAGGCCT